AGAGCCTTGGAGCTTACAAACAGGTTAGGTTCCCACAAGTTGAAGCGGCATTTTCGTCCCAGAAGGGAGCGCACGAACCCACTCCCCATGGGGCCTCCGACATGGCGCTGGACGCTGTCCATCAACTCCTTCACGAAAGGGACTTGTTGGTGGTACTGATGGATCAGACCTTTCGCTTCTTCCACGGTAACGTCCAGGCTCTCTGCCAAGCGTGTCTGGCCCATGCCATACATCAAAGCCAGATTCATGACTTTTGCCTGTTTGCGTGGAATCTTGGCTATGTCCGCGACCATCTGATGGAAGTCAGTTTTGGGATTTGCGCGGTAGGCTTTTACAAATAAACTTGCTCCGGTCAGTCCTCTTTTTCCTATCAGGCTGGCATAGTGAACCAGGATGCGGGGTTCTTGCTGCGAGTAGTCCAAGCTAGCCCATTTCTCTCCCTCTTCAGGGAGGAACAGGCCTCGTATGGCTTTTGCAAAGCGGGGGTTACGGGCCGGGATTTGCTGGAGGTTGGGGTTGGACATGGACAATCTCCCGGAGACAGTGCCCCCGCCTTCTGAACGTAGCTGGTTGATGTGTCCATGAATGCGACCGTTCTCGGCGTAACGAAATATGGAGCTTAGAAATGTGTTGCCAATTTTATCTGTTTCCCGCGCTTCGGCAATTTGTTGGGCCACTGGGTGGGGGTGGTTCTGAAGAAAATTCTTTGTGAATGAGGGCAGTCCTGTCTTGGTGCGTCCGTAGGGGATCTTGTGGTAGTCGAACACTTTTGAAATTGAAGCCGCCGCCCATAACTCACAATCGAGTCCGGTTTGTTTTTTAATTTTGGAGAGGGTGCTTTTCGTTTCACGCAGGAGTTTTTGCTTGAGCCGCTCTGCTTGCTCCAGGTCAATGCGAACACCGTTCCAGGTCATGTCGATACACAGGGGGAGAACTTCAGTTTCCAGATTAAAAATCTGCCACAGGTCTTCCTGGGAAAGGAGGGCTTTGAAATGTTGCCATAGGTCCAGCGTGAGCCTCGCATCGGCTTCCGCATACTCTCCGACGTAGGCGGCGGGGAGCTTGTACATCTCGGCCTTTGGATCAACACCAAACTCTTCTGCTGCTTCTCTGAGTGTCGCCTCGCTTTTCATTTCACCCAGATAGTCGTAGCAGACGGAGTTGAGAGAGTAATATCGACGGTTCTCATCGATCAAAGGTGCGGCGAGCATCGTGTCGATCAAGCGGCCTTCCACCTTAATCCCCATCCTGCGGAGCCAACCAACGTCGTAGGCGGCGTTATGGAATATCTTGTCTGCTGGATGCTTGGCTATCTCTCGTGTGAACCACTTCTTGATGAGGCTCTTGTCGAGGTTTCCGCCGCCCTCGTGACCGAATGGAAAATAAGAATTGAATCCTTCATAGGCTATTGCAATGCCCGCCACTTCTCCGTTCCCGGTGGGCCACCCAGGCCCGTGGGAACGGAGCCTGGGATCTTTGGTCTCCAGGTCAACGGCGATTTCTTTGATCCCGTCTGGCGTGACAGGTAATGACTCAACCGGAACCCATTCTCTTTTTACGCCATACTTTGGTCTTTTGAGATTTTGTTTCATCTAAAGGTCTACCGAATACATGTGATATTCTTTTTTCTGCGTTGGCGGTTGCGGGGAAGGTTTTGTTTGCAGAAGTTTAACTAGTCGTCTGATGTACCACTCCGCCTTTTGAACATCAACGATGGGGGTGTTGCCCTCTTTGTAACGGTAGCGAATTAAATATTTAAGCGCGTTTCCTACCAGTACGGCTTCATCTCCGGGAAGGTCGCGGACAACATTCATGATCGTGTCGATGGTTTCTAACTTGCCCCGTTGGTAATGAGGGGGGGAAATAAGGTCGGTCATAGCTGCCACCCTCTTTGCCAATCCTCCGGCATTTTCAAGACTAGGTTTTCTTTGGTACGAGTGATGCCTGTGTACAGGACGCGGTAGCCATCGTCAGGATTCTTTTCCATCTCTTCCAGAGCTTTGCCGGATAGGTCTAGCATGAGGTAAACATTGTCGGCCTCTCCGCCCTTTGCGCCGTGGATCGTGGACAGTTTTATTTTTGGTTTGGCGTTGAGATCCACGCCTCGTTTCATCAGCGTCGAGGCATAGGCGCGGTCTTCCGATGTAATCCTGTCGAGCACTTGGTTCCACGTCCCGGTGGCCTCCAATCCAAAATGCTCGTGCAAAAGACCCAACGTAAATACGTCTTGTTCATTGGCTGCTTTGAGCAGCGTCTTGGCACCGCGCTGTAAGCGCCCGTCCTCACTGGAGATGTGGGCGTAAAGGTTTTGTGCCTCGCTCAAACTGATCTCCCGGTTGTGGCCGGTGGTGAGGTGCGTCCAGGAAGCGATTGCGTTGCGAACCTTTTTGGACAGGGAAGGGCTGTTGAAGCGTTCAAAGAAATAACCCTGCGTTTTTAGGTACGCCCCTATTTCGTTCAGCATGTAATTTGCCTGGGCCAGTATAAGCCATTGATTCTCAAAGTCTATTCTGTAGTGGTCGTGAACGAAACGAACACTTCCCTGGGCGTCTCGGGGCGACCATTCTTTTTTCTGTCGTCGGCGTATGCGGCCAGAAACGCGGTCAGCTATGTTCCAGACGGAGATGGGGATGCGGTAGGATTGAGTGAGAACCTCGGAGGAACCCTCAAGACTGATGAAGCGGTGGATGTCCGCGCCAGCCCAGCCGAAGATTCCCTGGTCATCGTCACCCGCCACATACATTCTCTCGCACTTTTGGTCGATGAGGTAGGCGACTCTCCACTGCAAGGGCGTTAAGTCCTGTGCTTCGTCCAGAAACACCACCTTCAGTTTTGGAATCAGGGCTTCGTTTTCGGAGAGGCCGACGAGCATGTCGGTGAAATCTTTCAGACCGTCTTGGTTTTTGAACTTTTCGTATTCCGAAAAAATATGTTTGAAATGGTAGGAGGTCACGTCAAGATCCATTTGGTTGTACGCCCACACAGGTCCGTGTTCCGTGGTCCGTGCCAAGTCAATCGCCCTCATAATTGGATGGTTGCTGCGGAAGGTGAGAAAGCCCTCGTCTTCCATAGCCGTCACACTTTCTGTGAGGTTCACGCCGACAATGCCGCTGAACTCTTTTAGATGCTCTTCCTTCAGGACTTCCGCGCTGCTGATGCCTAGAAGTTGAAAGGCGAGCGAGTGGAGAGTGCGGAAGAAAACAAAGTCCTTGTCGGGATCTAAGTTGAATCGTGCGACAGCCCGGTCCCGCGCTTCGTGGGCGGCTTTTCGGGTAAAGGCAAAGTAACCTATCTGGTTTGGCGCGGTGCCGTCCGACAGCAACTCCTCTACGTGATTGAGCAGCGTTGTGGTTTTGCCGGTGCCGGGGGGGCCAAAATACCTAAACATTTTTTTTCGGCAGAACGGCGTCTAGCTCGTAGCCGAGTACAGCGAGCAAGCGTTCGACTTTATAAATGGAGAGGTGTCTGGGTTCGTGGGTGTTTTCATAAGTGGAAACCGTGCGCTGGCTCATCCTGGTTTTTCTCGCTAACTCGCGCTGGGTTAATCCAGCCTCGTTTCGTATTTCACGAAGCAAAACCGACCAGTGGTTTAGAACCGGCGTCTTGGGTTCCGGGGTAATTTCTACCGACACTGGCTGCTGGAAATAATGCTTCGCGCACAGGAAGATCTTATCTATTTCAACGGCGGCTTTGGTGCCGCAGAAATTACAGGTTTTATTTTCAAACATCAGAATGGAACATCCCTATTGTTGTCGAATTTTGAGGAAAATCCTTCTTCGATGGGTTCAAACGCGGGGATGGACCAGCACCGGATGGGTCTGCCATTAATGCTTAGTTGCTCGGATAGGCCATCTATGTCGCGGAGCCTTTGGGCAATTTTGTTGGATCGGTAGTCGGTAAACTTTTGTCGCTTCAGGAACGCTTCCAAATCTTTCAGACGAAAGTAGGTGCGGTTGTTGGTGTCATTGGTCCAGGGTCGCCGGAGCAGGATTTCTTCCCTGTCCATTGCGGCTTGCATGTGCGTTGTGAACTCTTCGAGCAGTTCATAGAATTGCCCCCGGATGGAGGTGTCTTCTGAGGTGTGTATGATTGCGCCTTCTGTCTCCACCATCGTTGCGAGGAGCGTATTCATCTGCGCTTCCCAGGCTTGTCGCGTGATGGTGCGGGGCATCTGGTTGATCTGTTCCATACACAAGATCTGAAACTTTGGTTGGCGCTGAAGAGCTTCGGTGTCCAGTTCTACTGGACTTCCGTTGACATCGAGGAACCATAGTGGGGGTTCTGAATCATACTTCCTGAGATTAGCAATTCGCGGAGTGTTAACGTCACCTCCTACGCCGTAGCGACGAGAACGACACAGGTCGCGATTGCAAAAGTTGCAAATTGGTTGGTCCGAGCATTTGTACTGGTAATCCTTTTTTTGTAGCTGCGCTGCGACGACGTTAACTTCCTTGAGGTCGAGCGGCGGTTTGAGTACAGCTTGGTTGTATTCGAGGATTTTTGTTTCCCAGTCGTTCGGGAAAGCCTTTCTCAGATAGACGCCTATATTGAACAAGCCGTTGTTCCGGGTTCCTTCCGGGAAGCCCTGGCGCAACAAAATTTGCAGACAGGGGGGGCCGTTCTTGAGGCGCTCGTCTACTTCGACGGTTTCCTTTTCGAGGAGGCCGTTTAGCTCTTCCGCTGTGATAGAGGCGGCTTCCGCCATCTCCACAAATTCTTCTAAGGTTGCAGCCGCGCCATCCAGTTTGAAAGCGTAGCGCAGTCCATTCGCGTGGTTGAAATAGGGGAGGTTTAAAAAGTTTCCGATGTCTCCACGTTCCAGTACCAATACAATCTGCTTGGGGAAAATTTCGGTCCCGGCAGCGCAACCGATTTCACTGGCTAATTCTTTCAGCTTGTTTTGCAGTGTCTCGGCTGGGACGGCTTCTTTAAGAAAGAGATAAACGTGACCACCACCGGACT